GGATAAGGTATTAGTCCAGAATAGTAATAAAAATTCGGGATTATTGACTATTGCAGCTGCCGGAGTGGCAGCCCTTGTCTTAACTTTTACCGATACTATTGTTGCCGATACCGATGATGATGACGTGACTATCAGCACCTTTAGGGGATTATGGATCAACGAAGAAGAAATTGACGGAGAGAATTTTACAGTTGATGTTGACAATATCTATTATAGTGCCGGGTTCCCAGAAGGGCATAAGAATATCAGGATGACTTACAAGACTACTATGCTGACTATCCCCGATGACATAGAGGAATGCTGTTTAAGATTAGTCAAGAAAATATATGACAAAGATAGGGATGTAAAATCGGAAAGTTTGGGACCTCATAGTATCACCTATTTTGGAGAAAGCAATATTGTTGAGGATATAAGGAAGGAATTAAGTACGTATATCAACTGGGCGGTGTAGAAAATGGAAAAGTTTTTCAACAAATCAGTAACTTTACAGCGAAAGGCATCGGCAACTGGGTCAAGTGTCGAGGCTTGGGCTGATGAAAAGACCAATCTAAGATGCTGTATTTATACATTGAAACCTCAAGACTCTTTGGCTTTAAGTAGTTCTATTAGAACTAACATAACCCATAGAATGTTTTGCTGGAGTAGTGAGGATATACAAACCGATGACAAGATAGTTAATGGAAGCAATGAATATTTAGTTAAAAGAAAACCAAGTGACTGGCTTGATTATTATGAGATATTTTTATGCGAGGTAACTTAAAATGCTTCAATTCTTATTAGCTTATTTCGGATTGTTTCTATTTTCGATAATCTTTTTCATTATGAAAGGGTGATCAGATAATGGAAATTAAAATGGAAGTAAAAGAAGGCAAGGAATTAGCCGAGAAATTTAGGAGTGCGGGCAAGAAGGTTCAGGACAAGATCGACAAGTCCTTATTAGAGGCTGGCCATTTAGTGGAACGGACAGCCAAGATATACCAGACCCCCCATGTCGATACTGGCAGATTAAGAGCTTCTATTGCTACCCGGTTAATTCCCAGGAATGCACAGGTAGGTACAATAGTCGAATATGCCAGAAAGCATGAAAAAGATTATCCGTTTTTAAAGCCTGCTTTAAGAGATAAAGAAATGGAGGTCAAGATAATATTACATAAAGGTTTGACCGAATTTGTGAGTGATACTTTTAAGGGATTTACTAAAGTATTTTAAAGGAGGTGAAATATGGGATTAGCCGATATTATTGATAAAGTTATTGACCTGGTTAACAACGATGCCACTTTAAAGGGCACATATTTTGGCGATCAAATGGGATATAGCGCCTATCCTGTGGCTTGTGTGGGAGCGCCTTCATTATTGGATGAGAAATTTCCAGTAATAGCCCAGCAGACCGTAAGAGATGAAAAGTATACTGTTGAAATTGTAATCTATGTAAAATTTGAGGATACCGTTGCCAACTGCAAAAGTATTATAACTCTAACCGATACAATGAGGGCAGCTTTAAGGGCAGATTTGCAGTTAAGCGGATATGTCTATTTGGGTGAAATAGGCAATACCAGATTTGTATTCGGGTCTAAAGGAGAGATAGGACTACGAATATCAGTCACTTTAGTGGAATATATTAAAAGAATAAGTTAAAAAAATTTAAAAAGAAAGGAGATGATTAAATTGCCAATTGGAGCAAGGGGACATATAGGAATAAAGAAAGAGACGACTTGGGGTGAGAGAGTACTAACTGATAATGATTGTTTTTTACCATTTGTATCTGAAACATTAACACCGAATATTGAGGAAATTTTATCTGCTGCACAAAGGGCAGTAGCTGATGAGCCTGTATCCTATCAGGGTGAACGTGCTTTTACCGGTGATGTTGTTTTAGAAGTACATCCTGCAAGTATCGGCCATATCTTGCGAAGTAATATTAATGTACCTGTCGGGCCAGTAGCAGCCGATGCTACCGTATTAACTTTAGAAGATTGCGAGGATGCTTGGGATCAGGTGGAAGGTGTTAATGCTGGAGTTATTTCGGGGATAGATTCAGCCGATAAAAAGAAAGGCAGTAGTGCAGTTAAATTAACCGTTACTGCTGGAGTTGGTGCTGGTGAGACTTTAGCTACCGAACTGATAGCATCCACTGATATGCATCTTGATACTGCTTTAATAGTATGGGTCAAATGTGACAAGGATTGCGCCCTTGGAGATTTACAGTTTATGTTAGGTGAGATTGCCGGATGTACAGGTACTCCTAAATTTGCTAATGTACCTGCTTTAGTAGCCGGGGTTTGGCAAGAATGTACCATTCCCTTAGGTTATATGAGCAGGTCGGATATTGCATTCGTAGATGGGGGTGGTGGTGATGATACTATCACTACCGTTGCTGGTGATTTTGTTGCTGCCGGATTTATAGTAGGAGATACTATCCACGTTACAGGTACTGATACTAGTGACGGAGATTATCTTCTTACTGGAGTAGCAATTGGAACTCTTACTATGGCTACTGCCACTCTACCTGGAGATGAGGTAGCAGGTGCTGCAATCTTAAATGCCATGAATACTTTCAATGCGGTTATTTCTGTAGGAGCAAAAATGGTGACAGATTTAACTGAATGTATTATACACATTGACGATTTAAGAAGGGTAGGAGCTTACACTGCCGGCACAGCTAAAAAGTGGACATTTACACCCCGACAGACTGATTTTCATGCAGATTGTCCGATTAACCCTTATACCTTGGAAGTCTACCGGGATCAAGGGGATGCCTTCCAATTCTTGGGCGGAGCAGTAAATACTTTGGCTTTCAGTTTCGGTACAGCCGAAAAGATATTGAAGGCTACCTGTGGAATCATTGCTAAAAATCTGGGAAGTGTAGTGAAAACCAATGTAGGTTTGGAAACTACTAATCCATTCACATGGAATCAAGCAACTATCACTATAGATAATGTGGGAGCTTCAGGAACTGTCGATTATGATATAGAAAGTTTTGGAATAACAATCGATAACGCCTGCAGGGGTCATTATACCTGCAACCAGACGGTTATACCGAGAAAGATTATTAGAGACGGATATCGGAATATGCCAATTAACTTTGTAACAGAATTTGTTGATCAGACCGAATTTGATTTATTCATTTTAGGAACAGAACGGGCTTTCCAAGTAAAATTTGAAGGGACAGAAAACGAAATTGAAACTGGATTTAGATATACCCTACAGATTGATTTACCAAGAGTAAAGTATACTGCTTATCCTATCAATATCGGTGGACCGGGAAGGTTAACCTGTGCAGTAACTGGGAAGGCGAAATTTGATACAGATTTAGAATATGCCGCATTGTTTACACTGATCAATGCAGAGATTGCGTATTAAAGAAATTATCTAAAAAAAAGAAAGGAGTAATCATGGCTAAGGTAAAGATTGGAGATAAGGAATATACAATAAGTCGATTAAAATATAAAGATGTTAAAAAGATGGAGAGATATAGAACAGAGAACAAATTAGATGCTTTAGATTTTGATACTTATGTCATTCTTTATAATTTACAAAAAGCGAATCCTGATTTTAAAATAACCATTGATGAATTTGATGAATTAGTAGATATAGAAGAAATTGACCAAGTAAGAAAACAAATCAATGATTTCTCTGGATTCAACAAATACATAGAGAAATTAGAAGCAAAAAATTTAACCCCCGGGATTGGCAAGAAACAGTAAAGAAATTCACCATTGGTTTTGGCTATGGGTACAATGAAATAATGTCAATCCCCTTAGATGAAATTGTTGATTTCATAGATGATGTGGAAGTCTTATATAAAATAAAACTGGGAAAAATGGGAATTGAAACAATACATATATAATTTATTTTGTTTTTGAATTATCGATAGTTTCCGAAAAAGCACTTGCATTGCCACCACCACCAGATTGGGATGTAGGTATTTCTGGTTTTAAATTTATATAACTTCTAATCAATAGAAAACTGATAAAAGAGATAATCAAAATTAAAATGTATTTTTTCATAATAATATACCTCCTATTTTTTAATTGTAATTATATCATAGTTTAAGGAATAAATAAACATAGAGGTGATTAAATGGCTTTTGGTGCAGAAGATACCTTAAAAGTAAATATAATAGGCGATGCCTCAAAATTAAAAGGTGCATTAAGCGAAGCCGATATTGGGATAGCTAAATTTGCTAATAAAGTTGGCTCTATCGGTACAATCATGACTTTAGTAGGTGGAGCTATTACTGCAGTTAGTGTTAAATTAATAAAAATGGCAAGTGATGCAGAAGAAACGGCTACCAAATTTGCAGTAGTTTTTAAAGATGTATCAGATGAAGCGATGAAAGTAGCAAAAAATCTTACTGACAATTTTGGTTTAAGCACGAAAGCAGCAAAACAATTATTGTCTGATACTGGAGATTTACTTACTGGTTTTGGTTTTACTGGACAAGCAGCCCTTGATTTATCAACAAAGGTTAATGAATTAGCAGTAGATTTGGCCTCATTTACGAATTATAGTGGTGGAGCAGAAGGAGCAAGTAGGGCATTAACTAAAGCACTATTGGGAGAGCGAGAAAGTGTTAAATCTCTTGGTATTTCTATATTAGAAACTGATGTTCAAGCAAAGGTGTTTTTATTAACACAGCAAGGAATGAGATTTGAAACTGATAGACAGGCCAAAGCCTATGCCACTTTATTAATAGCACAAGAGCAGTCTAAGAACGCAATAGGTGATTTTGCTCGGACAAGTGAAGGTTTTGCTAACCAAATGAGAATATTGAAAGCAAAAGTATCTGATGTAGCAATAGCATTAGGGGAAAAATTATTACCTATTGCTACAAAATTGGTTGGAAAAGTCATAGTAATAGTAGAAAAAATGAATAAATGGATAGAGGCACATCCCAAATTAGTAGAATGGATTGTAAGGACAGGGGCTATATTAGGTGGTATTGCTTTAGTGGGTGGACCTATTTTAATGGCGGCTGCAGCATTTATGAAAGCTAAAACAGTTATAGATTCAATTACATTTGCCTTAAAACTCCTAAATATTAGGATTGGAGCAACAGGGGCAGTAACTACTGGTACTCTTATCCCTTCTCTGGTAAAAATAAAATTGGGTCTTGGCACATTAGGAACGATAGCTACTGGTCCTATTGGGATTCTAATTCTTGCTGTTGGTGGTTTATATGCTGCCTGGAAAACTAATCTTTTTGGGATGAGAGATATAACAATAGAAGCACTTGATTCTATAAAGGGTAATTTTGCAAAGTTAACAGAATATTTAGGCGGCGGCGGCGGCGGAGCAGGAGCTTTTTTTGAAGAAGGAATAACTCCTCCAGGATTAGGTGAAGGTGAAGGATTAAATGAAGAAGCTAAAAAAGCAGCAGACGAATTCGCAAAGGCTATAAGTGAAATAAATGATAGGATGTATGAGTTAAGTCATACAACGATGGAATATGCCATTAAGAAACTTGATGAGCAAAGGCAGGCATATATTGATTTAGGTATTGCTATCGGCATAGCTGATGATTGGCATAGTGCGGAAATTAAAAAATTAAATGATGTAAGTGAGGCGTATGATGCCTTTCTTGATGCAATGAAAACTGTAGAAGATAGAATGTTTGAATTGACTCATACTCAAAGAGAAGTAGAGATTAAGCAGTTAGATGAGAAAAAAGCTAAATTAATTGAAATAGCTAAACAGGCAGGATTAAGTGCTGATGAAGAAATAGCAAAGATTAAAGAAATATTGGCATGGTATCAAAAAGAGATAGACTTACTCAATAAAAAAGAAGGAATAATAGCAGGTAGAAGATATAATATCTATCAAGATGGAAAGATTATTGCAAGTGTAGGATCAGCTCAAGCTCAACACATGCTAGAGGAAGGTTATAATGTCCAGGAAATACCGAGTACTACTCCTACTCAACAGCCGGGAGAAATATTGCCTTCTTATCAAGTGGGTATTCGGTCTGTTCCAAGAACTCAATTAGCTTTAGTGCATCAAGGGGAAGAAATCAATCCACCCGGACAAAGAAGTTACGATCAATCCAAAAGAGAAATTAATATTAATATTAATAATCCCATAGTCCGGAATGATAGCGATATACCTAAAATTAAGCAACAGGTATTCATAGCTATGGAAGAATTTGTAAGGCAGTATGGCCGTCAAGGCTTTGAAATGGCTCATTAGGAAGGAGATAGGTTATGGCAGAAGGCACAATCACAATAGGGTCAACCACTTTAGATACTCCATCGGGGTATAGTCCTAAAGAAGATTTTTTAAAAAAATATGAACGTACTCCCTATGGTATTTTAATCATTAACAGAAATGCAAATACCGAAAATCAACCTATCTCTATCTATCGTTTTTCGGTATCCGATGTGGTGAACAGCAAAATGCTGGCCATAAAAGCAGAGGCAGCACATATAAGCAATTTATATTATATTGATTATTTACAGATAGTAGAAGTTCTGTCCGGTGATGGGACGACTACTACTTTTTATACGCAGAGGCAGATGTCGGGGGCTACTCCGGTTCCTGTAGTTACTCTAGGTGGTGTATCTAAAACCGTAACGGTAACAGATTTAACCGACCCTGCTGCCGGAAATGTCTATGCCAAAGCTAACGTTAGCGGTAGGGCAAGATTTATATTCGGCGATGTGCCTCCAGATGTTGATGACAATATTATTATCGAATATGTACCGAAATTTATAGTTAACATAAAAGATTATCAGTATACCGGAAGGATTATGAATATAGGTCATTATACTTTGGTTTGTGAGGAAGTAAAGCCATGATAACAGTCATTGATTGTTTTTTAGCGGTAAATGAACAGCCTGTTGATTTTCCTACCTATAAGGCGATAGATTGTGATTTACATGTCAATGAAAATGATGAGAATTTCTTCGGTAGGATAATTGATTGTTCTCTTACAGTGCAAAGAGTATTGGTAGGGGCTTGTCTGGCCACCGCGCAAAGCATAAGGTTAAAAATTACTATTGATGGCGAAGATGTATCTAAAGCCTTAATAGGCCAAATTATGATCCAGCATAATGAAAATTTGATTAGTCTATTTTCCTTTACTTTAGGTGATTTTCAATACTCACCATTACTCGTAGGAGATTATGAAGATAAAGAAGTAGTTATAATTTCTTATGTTAATGGACAGGAAATAAAACTATTTACCGGGCTAGTCGATGGCACAAGATCTGATTTTGACGGTGGTTATAGTTTAAATATATATGGCAGTGATTATGGTAAGAAATTATTAAAGAGGATGACTCTTATATCTGTACAGGAAGCAGCCACCGCGAAAACCAGGGGGGCGATTATAAGATATTTGGCTAATCAGGCGGGTATAACCAATATGAATGTACCTACTGGAAGTAGAACGGAGATAGACCATTCCTTCCAGGATCAGTTTATCTGGGATATGATTCAGAAGGAAATGATGATAGAAGGCTGGGTAATAAGATTTGATGAGAATGGCAAGATGTTGGTTTATGAAAAAGTTATCAAGACTAACGAGACTTTATATCCCACTCCTGACTGGGAATATGGGGAAGATAAGTTTATATCATTGGGATTAAATACCACAAGAGAAGGAATTATTAACCAATTAACTATATTGGGGGCAATATTTGAGGAAGAAGTTATAACGATTAATGAGTTAGAAGTCCCTCCATACGAACCGGTATATGATATACAGACTACTACTGTTAATAAAAGTTTTGCCTTGGGAGAAAGTGTGACTGCCTGGTCTTATGAAGATGCTAATTTTAAGGTGACAACAAAATATTTAGGATATACCAAACCACCGGGATTCATTTTCCCCAAATATCAAGATTATGGATTTTCGGTTACTAAATTAAATTCTGATTTAACTATACAGGATATTTCATTTTCGATATCTGGGGGAGCCATGAAATGGAATGAAGGTGCAACAAGTTGTAGTATTCATAGAGAAATTCAAAGTACACTTGAATGGATTTTTACCGAAAAGGCTTTTGCTATAACAATAGCAATTAAAACGAAAGAGCAGACTGATGGTGGAAAAGAGCAATATGAAGATGAAAATCCTAATGAAGAAGTTGTTTCTACTATAGTTCGTACTCAAATTAAAGCGATTGTAAACGATCCTGCTTCAATTGCTAAATACGGAGAAAGAAAACCTAACGAAGAAGGTACTGAAGAATATCCACTTGCTGAAACCGAAGCACAATGTATCAATATCGGACAAAGGAGAATCAAGGATAGTCATAGATATACCAAACAACCTGATTATTTGGTTAATTTCAATCCTAAAATAGTATCAGGTGAAGCGGTAAAATTGATCGATGAAAAAATTGGTTATAATGAACGTTGGCGTATAGAAGAAATAGTGCTTTCTTTTGATATTGATCCAGAAACCGGAGCAATTAAACCGAGAACTCGGATAGGATGTGTTTTTTATGCTTAGATTTAATATAGCTACATCGGGCAATGCGGTAGGTAATATCAAACATCGAGGCACTTATACAAGTGGAGTAGTGACTGCCGACAAGGGTAATGGTAAGTATGATGTTGAGATTGCAGGTTGGGATAAATCCTATCCTAATATTTTTACTATCGAAAAAGAGCCTGATTATGTAGTGGGTGAGAAAGTGGGAATTTTATTTGAATATGGCATTAAAGAAAAACCGATAATCTGCGGGGTATTGCGGGATATACAGTATATAGAAGTGACCGCAACGGTTAATTCATTGGGGGTGTAAACAAATGAAGAAATTATTAATTATATTATTAATTATAGGAGGATTAATTATGTTAAGACCGATTAATGAAATTATAAGAAATACCGTAGGAAATATAATCCACCGGGGATTTGTAGTCACCGGTGAAGTGGCAGTTGACAATGGTGATGGCAGTTATGATGTATTTATAGCTGAAGAAGCAAAAGCATATCCGAAAGTTTATACCCTTGCCAGAAATCCTGATTTAGTGGTAGGTGATAAGGTGCGAATATTATATAAAAATGGTTGCAAGGAATTACCGATAATATTGCCACCAGTCAAACCGACCGAACTAATTAAATTATTTGAAAGTTATTTTGCTCCAGATGCCCAATTATTTAATTATTCTTATGGAGATATATGGAGAGGACAAACATTCTTGACTGAATCTGCTCATACCATTAATTATATAGAATTATTACTTGCTCGAAGATATAGTAATAGTGTGCCTGGGACGATTTATATAGAAATAAAAGAGGCAAATGAAAATGATATACCTATAAATGATATTCTTACGTCTGGTGAAACTAATGGTGATACACTACCTTATGCAATAGATAATCCTGATGTTAATAGAGAATGGCGAAAAGTAGATTTAACTGAATATAATCTAAAAGCCAATACTAAGTATGCAATAATATTGCATATAATAGGGGGAACCTCTATTCATTCTGCTGGGATATGGGCGAAAATGAATGGTGAACCTTATCCTGACGGAAAGTTGCTTTATTCTACCAATGGTGGTTCAAGTTGGCTTGCACAATCTCTTAGAGATTGTGGTTTTAAAATATATGGAAAAGCTCTTTAAAAGTGAGGTGATAATATGCCAGATCCAAATCCTTCAATATGGAATGCAACAGATACAGCAGAAGTATCTGCAATAAATTATGGCACGGGTGATGCAGGGACTTACTTATTGTTAGAGGCAGGTACGGAATACCATGTCTGGAATGATAAGGGTAATATAAAAAAATCTTCTACAATGATATCTGTAAAGGTAAGTGCCAGAGATGATAATGGAGATGAAGTCAAAAATATTACTAAGCAACATTGGGTTGAAATAAAATCCAGTGGAGTAGGAGCGACTTATGATGATTTTGCTACCACTGATGTAAATGTTGATACTGAGCAAATTACTGTAAATATAGATATTCCTACAGGAGAAAGAATTAAATTTACCACTACTGGGGGCTTACCTGCTCCATTAGTGGTAGGAACAATATATTATGCTATTCGAGTAGATGCAACTCATATAAAAGTAGCCACTACTTTAGCGAATGCTAATGCTGGAACGGCTATAAATTTAACCACTCAAGGGACAGGTACTCATACAGTTACAATATATATGATGGATGATGTAATGACCGAATTTCAACCAGTAGGACTTAATGCTCCACTTGCCATAGGCGATATCCCTGCTAATTGTTATAGGAAAATTTGGGTAAGAGTACATTTGCCTAATAGTGCCATAGAAGGGGCAGTTACTTTTCAGATATATATACTTAATCAGGAGCCTTCTACCCCTATCGCTAAATGGATTACCGGGCTTCATGGCAACGGTGTGGTCTATCAGATAGGTGGAGCTTTTGCAGTATCGATTAATGGCGTTGATGACTCATTATTAGATATTGAAAAAGGTTTTGCCCCGATTGATAACCTTGAAACTTATTATGGGGCAGGGCAACAATATGATGTATCAGGATTAGAAAATGGAACTTACAAATTATACTTGACTTCAGTGGGGATAATCAGTGCAATAATAAGTACTTCTTCAATCCCTGCAAATAGCATTGAATTATCAAGAGTGGTTGTTTCGGGTGCGGTGGCAACATCAGTAACCGACAAGCGATTATTCTTTGCCAATATAATAGTAGGATTGGACGCTGCAAAGACTGCTACTCCTACCAAAAATCAGGTTTATATTGCGACTGATACATCAAAAATTTATGTTTGTTTTGCAGATAATACATGGACACAGGTTATTCCTGTTCCAAATATGGTCACCAAAACAGGTGATTTCACCGCTGGTAAAATAGTCAAAATCAATAATGCTACTGGAATAATTGAAGAAGGGACCAATACTGAATTGTCTATTGCTACTGCTCTTGGTGATGACCATACCTATGTAGGCATTACTGACAGTAAAGCAGTAGGAGAAAATGTTGTCTTTGGAGATTTATTATATTTTGATTGGACAGCAGGAGAATGGAAAAAAGCCAAAGCAGATGTTTATGCGACTGCCCGGTCAAGAAGAATTGCCCTTGAAACAAAAGGCGATGGTCAAGCCTGCCTTATGCTGGTTTCTGGATATATCCGAGATGATGATGCCTTTGATTTTACTACGGCAACGGTATTTTTGTCAATTACTACAGCAGGAGCAACACAATCTACTGTTCCTTCGGTAGCAGGAAATCAGATTCAGATTGTAGGAACAGCAATTAGTGCCGATATTATGGAATATAGTCCAAGTATGGATGTGGGGGAGGTATAATATGCCAACATATTATTTAGATTATGAATTAGGAAATGATGCTAATGATGGTTCTGATTGGGCTAACGCCTGGAAAACATTAACTTTGGGGGCAACGGCGGCAATAATTGCTCCTGGTGATATTATCAGGATAGCCAAAAGTCCAGCTCCAGTTTCAATAGGTAATGGCACTTGGACTAACTTATCAAAGACGGTTACTTTGGCGGCAGCTCAAAATTTAACTATAGATTTATGCGAAACCGCTTGGACTGGGGTAGGTGATACGACTATTACCAGAACGGCAGTAGCGACTGATGGCAAAGAAGGTTCATACTGTATGAAACTTGCGGTAGATTCTTCTCCACAAGAAAGTATCCTTCAAGCATACTTCGCCACAGGAACTTTGGATTTATCCGCTTATCAAAAGATAAGTTTCTGGATTAAAAATGAGGCAGTAATAGCAGATGCAACTACTTGGGTAGTTAAATTATGCTCTGATGTGGCTGGAGCTGATGCAGTTGATACCTTTGTTATACCTGCAATCCCTTCGACATTAAGATGGATACCCTTAACTCTCACAAAAGTAGGCGGTGGCAATTTAGGGAATGCTATTAAATCAATAGCTATTTATTCAGGAGCAACTACACCTACCGCTTCCAAATATATTTATGTAGATAATTTTATAGCCTGCACAACTGCTGGATTAAATCTTCAAAGTCTAATATCAAAAAATGCTCTTGAGCAGGGCGGAAACGAAGGTTGGTATGGGATTCAATCTATAAATGGGGTTACGATTTTATTAGACAATGATACGAATTGCAAAGGGAATGCTGGTCGAGGTTATTCAACATCAGGAACTTCACCTGAAACTGTAACAACCTACAAAAGGGAAACCATTAAAACAGATATGGCGGCAAGTGCCTCATCAGCAGTTCAGCAAGTAATGGATAGTGGAACATTAGGAAATAATATTGAGTTTCAAGGTGGGTATGATATTGATACAGGACTTCAAACAGGGGAAACTTTCTTTGATGGTTTGAATGGGAATGGATACGGAATATACCTGATAACAAAAAGCTATATTACTTTGAATTATCTAAATATCTACAGGTATTTTTATGGTATTTATTTTTCCTCCAGTCATTATAATACTATTATTAATATTTCTAATACAAATAATAATAGTGGTTATGGAGTTTTTTATTATGGTTCCAATTTCAATACTATAACTACTTTATCTAATGCAAATAATAATGGTAGTGCAGCTCAAGCAGGATGCGGTTATTCAAACTCAAGTAGGTTTAATACTATAATTACCTTATCCAATGCAAATAATAATACTGGTTATGGAGTTATCATTGATGGTTGTAATTATAATACAATCATTACTTTATCTAATGCAAATAATAATGGTACTGTTGGAGTTCAAATTAGTGGTAGTTATAATATTATTACTGCGATATTAAATGCAAATAATAATGTTCAATATGGAATTCTGACTGCTGGCAGCAATAATATTGTGAAATCAATATCAACTGCCGGGAATACCACAGGGGGAATTAGGTATACACCAGGAAGTCCAAATTATATTTCTAATTCCTTATGTGCGGAAGCAACAAAAATCAGTAATTCATTTGCAGCCTATTCTAATAATCGTATTTATGCTACTAACTTTCAACAAGATACAACTCAACATTGGGTATTTACTGATGGCGGAACTATCAATTCAGAAGCGACTGACCGCGAAGGCGGGACAGGTATAATGTGGAAATTAGCGATAACTTCTACCAATAGGGATTTATATTATCCCCTTAAATTATCTGTTACTAAGATTGCGGTTGTTGCCGATAAACTAGTTACGGTAAAGATTTTTATGAAAAAAGACCACGCTACTAATGTAGGGGGTAAATTGGTATGTCCTGGTGGACAGTTAACAGGAATGACTGTTGCAGATATAACCGATACCAAAGCAGATGATGCTGATACTTGGGAATTGTTAGAAGTAACTTTTACTCCAACAGAAGCAGGAGTGGTAGAAGTGGAAGCATGGGCGTATTATGTAGCGGGGAATGCAAATGTATATGTTGAAGATATGACTATAACTCAAGCTGATTAAGGAGTAACAAGATGGCATTATTAACTAAAGCAGACTTATTAAAAATGGACTATGCCTTTCAGGGGCAACCATTTGTTAGTGTCCCCAGTAAAGATAGTATCGATTTAACCACAATGGACTATGCCTTTCAGGGACAGCCATTTGTCGTTGGATTTGAAGCAGAAGCACCACCAGCTGGCTGGGATCATAAATGGAATGCTGCAACAATATCAAAATGGAATACTGTAATAATAACTAAATGGAATGATTTAGAATAAAGGAGATGATTTTATGAGTATTATAAATGTATTAATGGATGGTGATAAAGCAGTGTGTTGTTTTTTTAGGAAGAAAAAATTTAATTTGACTACATCAGTTAATCCTGTAGGAAGCGGAACGATTACAGGGGCAGGCAAATACGATAAAGGCATGACCGTACCAGTTGAAGCAGTGCCTGCAGCAGATTACGAATTTGACCACTGGACCGTGAATGGCGTGGAGGAACCTGCAGAGGAACCGGGGTAACGATATACCCACAGGATTATGCAACGGGAGATGGGACTGAAAGTAATCCTTGGGCTAATGATTGCATTAAGAAAGCTTATGATGCTGTACCTACTGGTGGAACTATCTTTCTAAAGGCTGGTCATTATCAGTTATCTGGTTCACTTTCTCTTGCAAAACAGATTAATGTAATCGGTGAAGGTAGAGATATAACCATAATCAAAACTGCAAATGCAGATGGACTATACATAAATGCTGACCATGTTTCTATTAAAAATCTTACCGTAGACGGAGATGCCCAAACAGATGGGGTAGAAGAACTTTGCCCCATAGAGATATACAATTGTGATTACGCATTATTGGAAAATATAGAAACAAAAAATGCTGGCTGGACAGGAATAGCAAGTTATGCAGTTAATAATTCTTCGTTTCAAAATATATATACGCATGACAATTATGCAATAGGATTTCATCCTGGTACTGCCACACGAGGCAGGAATAAAAACAATACCTATCAGAATATTTATGTCTGGAATAACGGACAAAGTGGATTTGACGAGGCTGGGAACAAGGGCGATTTATCTCAAGTAAGCAATAATATATATGATAATATACAATGTTGGGATAACGGAGAACAGGGACTTGTATTAAGTTATCAAAAAGGTGGCATTTTATCTAATTCATTTGCAAATGGGAATGGCAAGAAAGGGTATTCATTTGGGGATGCTGCTGGAATATATATATTTAATGTTAGTGATATTACTATTAATAATTGTTCTGCAACCTTAAATCAACTGGAGGGGCTATACCTTTCGGCTTCAAGTAATGTCCGTTATACAAATGTGATTTCGAAAAATAACAATGTTTCGGATACAAATTATATTGGTGGAATTATAGTTAAAAATGGTACTGAAGTAATATTTACTAATTGTCAATCTTATGATGATAGAGATACACCATTACAAGATTATGGATTACGATTGAGTGGAACTAATTTGGGAATAAGTTTAGTGAATTGCAAACTATTGCCAAATAAAGTTGGAGAAATATATAATCCTGCTGGGGCAATAATTACAGTAATTACAGAAGAACCTGGTAAATGGTCTGGCTTGGGAATGAATGTATTTAGCACAAATGATACAACAGAATTTGATAATCATATAGACGAATTACTTGCCGTTGGTATTACTCATATAAAAACCGAGTCAGGCGACCCACTTTTTACGGCAGGATATAACAAAGTAAAGAATGCCACTTTAAGGGCCATTGCCAAAGGTGCAATAATGCACTTTGGGGTAACTCAAACTGAACCAATCTTAACTGCTTCTAACTGGAGTACTTATGTAGCGAATGTTTTAGATGCTGCACAGTGGGCACAAGATAATGGCATATCTGAATTTAAAATTGGAAATGAATTAGAATATTATATTGATGGGACTACATTAACGCAAGCACAATTAATTGTCAACCTTAAAACTTTGGCTACACAAGTGCAAACAATATTTACTAATGGCAAAATTTGGTATTCATGCGGACAAGATCATATATCCGATTGGACTTCAGCGGGTAAGGGAGATATAGATATTCTTGCTTCTAACGTTTACATGGAATGGGACGGGAATCCAGCACCCTGGAAAGCCTATATAGATGCTCTTGTGGGTGCTTTCGGGGCAGATGGTATTGCTTTAACGGAGTTTAACCTTGCGGTTGAGGGAATAGATGCTTACTCCGAAGATGAAGAAGTACAGGCAGCAGGTATTACTGAAATGCTTGATTATATTATAGCATCGGGAATGACTAAAGCATACTTCTTTATGTATGCGGATGTTGACTGGATTAGTGGTTATAACGTATTAAAAGCCGATGAAACTTACAGGTTAATGTGGAACTCGTTGCTTAATTCAAATTAAGGAGATGATATCATGTCAATAATAATTATATTCGTGATTATCGGTATCATAATTTTGCTTTTATCAAGACGTAAGCCTAAACCTAACCCTCCTAATCCTGAACCCGACCCTGAACCCGATAAGCCAAAATGGGAAGATTATTATCCAATAAATTGGTATGTGCCATTAGTAGATTGGAACAAGAAAAAATGGATACCAAGCAATCATAATTCAGGAGAATGGGACAACTATATAATACAGATTGACCTCTGGAATGAAACTTTAGAAAGGTTGCCTATAAAGAAGGGTGAGGTAAGTGATAGAAAGCTATATTTGATATTATTTCAGAAAAAAGATAATGGGGAATATTTGTTCAGGTGGACTTCAGATATGCAAATTTGGGGTCAAATAGATCACTGGGCGCCTCCTGAACAATTCTTGATATTGAAGGATGAAGAAGGTAATCCTGATCCTGATGGAAAGTACCGGGATGACTGCGATGGGTTTGCAAAACTTCATAATCAATATATTTTTGAATGGTGTAATTACTGGTTATGCTGGTTTATAGAAGTATATTGGAAAAAGAAGATATTGGTGCAGGTAGGTGATCAGTTAATAGAAAAATGGGAAAATTATGGACATGCTATCACAGTATATAAAATTAACCCGGAGTCTAACTGGAAATGTTTTAGCAATCAGTCCTGGGTAGCCTCTCTTAATGGCGAAGATAATCTGATGAAGATTGTATATAAATTTGTACCGATAAATAATCCTCAATTTGCCGATAAATATCAATTGGTAAAAGTGGTAGCCAGGCATCCAGTAGAAGGCTATATGTTATGGCAACTGGAAGGTAAGGATCATATTATTATTTCATAGAAAGGTGGGTAGTATAGTGGAAGAAATTATTATCAATGCAGTATCAAAATATGGAGCAATAGCCATATCAGGAATATTGATTGCTTTAATTGTATGGTTGGTTAAGTATTTTGTTATTAATTTTATGGATATGTTCAAAAATGAAATACCAAAATTAGGAAAAATAGTAAAAGAAGATTCAGATAATACAGTGAGGGTGAAAGAATCAGTTGATCAATTAACAAATGTAATCAGCAATCATCTCGTCCACAACATAGACAAATTAACTTCAGAGATACAGAGGATGAATGAAAAGAAATAAAATAATGTTGACAATGTCAACAAAGTAGTGTATGATATATTTAATAAAATTGAATAAATTAGAGCTACTAGATAGCCATTTTAATGGGCGAAAGCCTGTTGAAGTGGCTATTTTTTTTGGCAAAGAATAAAGGAGAATATGTAAATGGGTAGTAGTATAGGTTATTTTCTTCCAATTTTGATAGCTTTTTGTGTAGGAATAGCATTATTCCTTGGGTATCTCGATAAGATGCTTAAACCAAAAGGGTCATATGAAAAATGGTTGGAAGAAGAATTAAAAATAAATCCCGATTATATAAACTGGCTCAAGGTTACTCATAGAGGCAAGGATTATAAGTTGGGATTGAAAGTTCTTGCAAAAGCAAAAAGAGATAAAAGTAGTTCATGTTATAAGTGGTTAAAGAGAATGAGGAAAATAGGAAAATATTAAGAAAGGAGGTAAATGATGAAATTAGATTTAGATAAGAAAATCAATACCTACATGTTCGTCATTATCGTGTTAGTGTTTGTTCTGTTGTTTTGCCTGATTTGTTCCTCACAGATGAAATTTACGGTAAATAAGATATTGGAAAGTCAGACAAGGCTGGAAGTTAAGACTACACCTACATCTACAACAACATCACCCTATCAGTATACTCCAGCTACACAGGACGAATTAAAAAAATATACAACATATTAAAGGAGGTCAAGTAATGAAATTACTGAAGATTGAATGCGACATTACTACGATTATCTTAATTATCGCATTGTTAGTTTTGTTATGTATACCACTCGTTTCTCTTGGAAGGGGAACTATTACATCTGGCGACAAGACTGTTGATATGGCAGACATAAAAGAAATGTATGAAGATAAAGAAGAAAAGAGTATATTAAATGATTGGTTTAAAAATCTACCCGTAACTGAAAAAATGAAACTTCATACTTACTGGCATGGACTTAACCATTATCGGTCTGAATTTGATGATAGATTGATGTGGGTAGAGGAAAGAGTAAAAAAATTGGAAGATGATATGTTCAAAATTTTAAATAAATAATTTTAGGAAGGAGGTAAACCATGAATAATTTACTTTTTGGAATTGTCATTGGTCTTTTCCTTTACTTCGCAGGTTCACGCTTTCTTATAGTGGCAATGGGAGCATTAAAAGAAAGAAAAATAAAAGAGGCGGAAAAAATAGAGGAAACTATGAAAATGATGATTGATAAAGTAATAGGAGAAATGAAGGAAAAAAAATAAAATGAAAAGTAGGTGATGACAAGTGAAAAGGATATTTATAGTTTGTATAGTAATATTAATGTTTGTATGTATAGGAAATACACAAGATTTTGATTATACTACCAAGCCAGAAACTATTCCTGTACCAACTGAAGTAACAACCCCCCAACCACCGGTATCTGATGTAGAGGTATTAGATTTTGTAAGATCGGTTACGGTTCAAGTGGTCGTAAGAT